GCTTGGAATCCGCGGATCTGTTACAGATCCGAAATTACAAGACGAGGCAGAGGTATAACCTCTTATCTCGCTCTGGCACACTTTTCATGATGAAGAGTGATGCATCGGCGGTTTGTGCACGTCACGAACCTGACCTAAAGGGCCTCGGAAAATCCGTAGGCACTTTACGCAGGCTTCTCAAGTCTCCATTGGAAACTATGAGAAAGCAACGAAGAATTCTTCGGCCCATTCTCAACCAGATGTACATTGCATTTGGAGAGAATAGGACTGATGAAGAGTGGGAATATACTGTGAAAGTGTGGGACACACTCACACGTATAATCCTCAACGATGATGAAGACCTCGCGATCTCCCTATGGAAGAAAGCAATCCTTCACATAAGATGTGAACGATTCGGCAGAGCAGAGGGGATTCCCCCCTACCCTCCGGAGATGCCATCAATTCCACCAAACAGCATACTGGCAAAGCCAATAATGGAGTACAAAGACTACCAGCTGCTTGGAACATTCATGAACTCAAGATCACTACCTCCAGCCAATGGCCAGAAGATAGAGAGAGCGAGAGTTCAGACTAGATTAAGATACACTAGAGAGGTTTTACCCCTTAGCGTACTTGAAATAAAAGCAATTCGACGGGGCTCCTTCCAATGTGGAAGAGAGCTCCGCGCATGTGTCGACGCCCAAAACGGACTTGGTCACATGCAATCGCATGTTTCTCTTTCAAACTCGTCCTGCACTGAAAGTGCCAGGAGCAGAGGAGGAAAGAAAGCGTATGTGAAGCGCACCTTCATAGAGGGTTGGCTTCAGGACAAGTCACCAGGTGAAGTCTTTAAGACCCCATTTGGTTTTGATATAGTTTTTCCAGAAGGCGAAGCCAGATGGAAAGCGAACATACCAGAAACATCTACGCCATGCGGAGATATTTTCGGTCAAGAGGATCATTCAACCTTCATACCCAGCCATGCTGGCTTTGAAGAGAGGAGGATCTCAATTCTTCTGTGGGTCTGGGCGACAATGTCACTCCAGGCTGATGGGTACATCAGTGATGTATTCCAACCAACAGACAAAATTTTCCAAGCCACCTTTACGACATTGTCGGAGTGTGGATGGAAAACAAGAGATGTGACGGTCACAAAGTGCTGTCTCATCGTATACCTGCAACCATATGCTCACGCAATGCGTGGACTATTGGAATGCGATCCCACTTTAAAAGCGGGGTTGTCAGCAGCACATCAAGCTTTTGAATACGCAAAGCGTTTTCTCAAGCAAGAACCCATCGGGTCTCATATCCTCTTAGGGGATTTTGAGAACGCCACTGATTATATTGAATTCGAGGCTGGACGACTCCACTTCGATTCAATGTGGGATGGATTCACGAAAGAAGGAGAGACTATATCTCCCTACTTTCGTTGGGCCCATCTTTTTTTCCTTCGCCCCTTACACATCGTGGAAGATGACGACTATCTGACTACGGCAGGAGCCCCAATGGGGATCCCAGGTACAAAGATAGCTCTTCACACAATGGGCAAAGCAATTGATTGCTTATGCCATGGTGAGGAGAGGACTTTCTCCGAGCTGAAGGAGCATCGCTTCTCATGCGCTGGAGATGATATCATTAAGGAGGATTCCAAAGGAAAACTCTTAATGCATGAACACAAGGCACGAATCTATAGATTACGGCCCAGTGTTGACAAGTGGGGCGTCTATGAAAGAGGCGGCCCCTTCTGCGAAGTGATAGTCCTCAATCATGGATTGAGAGACTATCCAGACAGTTCTGATAGAACTTTCTTCGTAGTGGACTCTGCACGAGGGAGACTCATGTCTCCTGAGTACAAAAGTGGACATGGCGATGAAGATAAGAACCCCACATGGGGAAAACTTAATCAACTCGACCGTGAGATATCTTGGATGAAAGAGCCCTTCAAGGGCTTTCGGAATATGGTTGCAGGTATCTGCAAGCATTCATTCCGGGATTTCGGGAAGCTTGATAAGCTTTTTGGAATCCCATCCAACTTGGGAGGTTTGGGTCTCTATGAGGCCCCTCCTCAAATAATTGAAAGGAATGCTCCTCCCTCTCTCCTCAAAGCTTTAGGCTTTTTGGCGAGAAGATGGGCAGACCCCGACTTTGACGATCAAACGTTTCGTTCGATTGTCACCTCTGTACAGAGACCATTGGTCTTGAATAGAGGTCAAGTCGTTAAATTGCCAGAGATCAACCCCCTTTGGGAGATGATTTCTGAATACTGCGGAATGGCTGAAGAGGATCTCTTCGCCTCCCACAACTGTGCACCTACCCTCCGTCTTAGGGACAAGAGGAAAGTGCTTCAAAAGGCGGGACTCATTGATCTCACTGAGATCATGAGGACTGACCCCTTCGCCCCACCAGCTTGGCTGGCCAAGGAAGGGTTTCACAGAGGATGGGCCACTGCTCCATTGGAACAACGGCTACGAGTTCTGGACATCTTTAAAGATGAGCCATTACCCTCCATCGAAGAAATAGAACTGGCTCTTAGCATTGCCAAGAGTCAAAACTATGGATATCGTAAGCCCCATGTCTGGGTTTACGAAGACATTGCCTTTCTAGACGTTGATGAACATCGTCTGAAAGGCTTGCTCTCTGCTTCAAAGAAGACAGACAGCACGTCTTTTCAGCTACCTAACCGGAAGGTTCTCTTTGAGAACCCGCGTTAGCGTGGATCCATATGTTCCCCCGGGCACCCTCAAGTGTCAGGACTGGGAACGAACCCAAGC